CATTTATTGAACCAAAAACAGGTAAAGAATCATCATTAATTGATGATAATGTTGCTAAGTTTGTTCATCAGAATAGAGAAGTTCTTGATGGTGCAATCAGACAAGAACGTGATTTGGATTTTGATTATTTTGGTTTTAAAACATTAGAACGTTCATATCTTTTAAAGATTGGTAAACGTATTGTTGAGAGACCTCAATACATGTACATGAGAGTTGCCGTTGGTATTTGTAATGGTAATTTGGAAATGGCTTTGAGAATCTATGATGATTTATCACAACATTTTTACACCCACGCAACACCAACACTATTCAATGCAGGAACTCGTCGTCCACAAATGTCTTCTTGTTTCTTGATTGGAAACAAAGGTGATGATATTGATGGTTTATTTGATACCATTAAGGACGTTGCTAAGATTTCTAAATGGGCGGGTGGTATCGGATTACACGTACACGATGTAAGAGCTAAAGGTTCATATATTAAAGGTACGGGTGGGGAATCTGATGGCCTTCTTCCTATGATGAAAACATATAATGAGGTTGCTCGTTGGATTAATCAGGGTGGTAAAAGAAAAGGTTCTTTTGCTATTTACCTCGAACCATGGCACGCAGACGTTTTCGAATTTATTGATTTAAGAAAGAATCACGGTAAAGAAGAGATGAGAGCAAGAGATTTGTTCTTGGCAATGTGGACACCTGATTTATTTATGCAACGAGTTGAGAGTGATGGAGATTGGTCATTATTCTCACCTGACGAAGCTCCGGGTTTATCTGATACGTATGATACACCCGAAGACAAGGCGTTCACTCGTTTATACGAACAATACGAACAAGAAGGTAGAGCACGTAAAACTGTTAAGGCGAGAAAATTGATGGATTCAATTCTTACTGCACAGATTGAAACGGGAACACCTTATATGTTATATAAAGACTCAGCAAACTACAAATCAAATCAAAAGAATTTGGGAACAATTAAATCTTCAAACTTATGTACGGAGATTATTGAGTACTCAAGTCCTGAAGAACAAGCGGTTTGTAATTTGGCATCGATTGCATTACCAAAATATGTGGTAGATGGTGAATTCAGTCATGAATTATTGTATGAGTACACCTACCAAGTTGTGCAAAATTTGAATAACGTAATTGACCTGAACTGCTACCCAACTGAGGAAACAAAACGTTCAAACATGAGACACAGACCTGTTGGTTTAGGTGTTCAAGGATTGGCGGATGTGTTCTGTATGTTGTCACTACCATTTGAAAGTGAAAATGCCGACAAACTACAAACGGATATTTTCGAAACAATTTATTTTGCCGCACTAGATTCATCAAAAGATGTTGCTAAAGAAAACGGAGCATACGAAACCTTTAATGGTTCACCACTTTCTGAAGGTATTTTCCAATATCAATTATGGGGTAAATCCGATAAGGATTTGAGTGGTAGATGGGATTGGAAATCTTTAAGAAAAGAGATTTTAAAATTCGGTGTTAGAAATTCATTATTGGTGGCACCTATGCCAACAGCATCTACCGCACAAATTTTAGGTAATAACGAAGCGTTTGAACCATTCACATCTAATTTATTTTCAAGAAGAACTCTTGGTGGTGAATTTATTGTGGTAAACAAACACTTAGTTAAAGTATTACTCGAAAGAAAAATATGGTCAGACGATATCAAGAAAAAGTTGATTATGGAAAACGGTTCGGTTCAGAACATTCCTGAAATCCCAACAGATATCAAAGAGGTGTTTAAAACCGTATGGGAGATGTCACAAAAGAGAATCTTGTCCATGGCGGCAAATCGTTCAATCTTTATTGACCAATCACAATCATTGAATTTATTCATTGATAATGCTTCTAAACAAAAAGTATTGGCGGCACATCTTTACGGTTGGAAACTTGGATTGAAAACTGGTATGTACTATCTCAGAACAAGAGCGGCGGTTGACCCACTAAAAGGGTTGGGAATTGATACTTCTACCGTTAAACCTGTTTCTGAAGCTATCGAGGTACCAACAACTAATAACTTTATTCAGGACACTTCAGAAGAAATGAAGTTAATGGAGATGGTTAATGTATCAAGACCCACAGATTCACCATTTGAGTGTGAAGGATGTGGTTCCTAAAATAAGTTAACACTAAACCTACATAATCCCGACATTAGTCGGGATTTTTTATTTATATGTATTCCGGCTTTCTTTATATTTATTGATATGGCGACAACGTATGGTATAGATTATCCATTTAGAGAGAGTAGAAAAGGTAATTTCCTTGAGATGACAGAAGCACCTGACAGGGAGATTAGGGCGAATCTATTACATCTAATTTTAACCAGAAGAGGTACACGTTATTATTTACCTGATTTTGGTACGAGATTGTATGAGTTCATTTTTGAACCAAACGATGCGGTTACATTCCAAATGATTGAGGATGAGATAAGAACCACGGTAAAAAAATACATTCCTAATTTGGATATCACATCAATAAGAATTACTGCTGCGGACCAAGATGATGAGGAACCAAGAAGTGTGAGTGAGGAAGACGATGCAAGATTATTTAGGGTATCGGATAGTTCAAGTAAACCATACACTGCGAAAGTTAGACTCGATTACGACATTAATAATGAACCATTTAGTTCGTCAGATTTTATAATTATTAACATATAACATGGCTAAAAAGATATCATACGCAACAAGAGATTTTGCGGGGTTAAGACAAGAATTAGTTAATCTCACAAAAGAATATTATCCTGATTTAGTAAAGAATACTAATGATGCGTCAATTTATTCTGTATTATTAGATTTAAACGCGGCGGTTACCGATAACTTACATTACCATATCGATAGAGTTTGGCAAGAAACGATGTTGGACTTTGCACAACAAAGACAATCTCTTTTTCATATTGCTAAAACATATGGTATCAGATTACCGGGTACGAGACCTTCAGTTGCATTGTGTGATTTTAGTATAAATGTCCCTGTTAGAGGTGATAAAGAAGATGAACGTTATTTGGGTACAATTAAAGCCGGTGCTCAGGTTAGTGGTGGTGGACAATCATTTGAAACGATTGAGGATATTGATTTTGCTAACCCATTCAATAGTAAAGGAGAACCTAACAGATTAAAGATTCCAAATTTTGATGGTAACAATAGATTAGTATCATATACAATTGTTAAAAGAGAAGCGGTTGTTAACGGTGTCACAAGAATTTTCAGAAAAGTTATAACTGAACTTGACCAAAAACCTTTCTTAAAACTTTATTTACCTGAACAAAATGTTTTGGGCGTAACGGCAGTAATCCATAAAGACGGAACATCATTCGCCGGTAACCCAACAAACTCAGAATTCTTGGACCCAACGAATAAATGGTATGAGGTTAAATCTTTAATCCAAGATAAAGTATTCGTTCAGGACCCAACAAATGCTTCTGATAGAGATAATTTCAGAGCAGGAAAATACATTTCAGTTGCTAATAAATTTATTACAGAATATACCCCTGAAAGTTACTTCTCAGTAACCTTTGGTAGTGGTAACGTGGACCCGATGGATAATCTTGATGATTATATGAATGGTTCACTAAAAGTAAACTTGGGAACATACCTAAATAATATGTCATTAGGTGCACTAACTAAAGTAGGTACCACAGTATTCATCAAATATCGTATTGGTGGTGGT